CTGGCGCGTATGCCGATCTTACCGGTAAGCCGACCATAGCATCGGCTGATGGCTCTGTTGTCGTAACTGGAACGACAAACATCGACCTATCTGTTGCCGTCGCTGGATCAACATCCAATGTTGTTTTGCCTATCCGCAATACCACTGGCGCAACGCTTGCAAAAGGCACTGCCGTCTATATCAGCGGTGCGACTGGTCAGATCTCCACTGTCAGCAAAGCAATTGCTACCGGCGATGCAACATCAGCGCAGACACTAGGCTTGGTCACGGCCAACATTGCCAACAATTCCAATGGCAACGTAACGCTGATTGGCACAATCACTAACATTGACACTTCTGCATACACAGATGGTCAGCAACTTTATCTAAGCCCCACAACTGCTGGAACACTGACAGCAACAAAGCCTTATGCCCCGCAACATCTAGTCTATGTTGCTGTCGTTGAACATGCTCACCCGTCACAGGGCAAGCTGTTTGTCAAAGTGCAAAACGGCTATGAGATGGATGAGTTGCACGATGTATCGGCGCAAAATCCAGCCAACAACGATGGCCTGTTTTACAACACATCGACAAGCCTGTGGGAAAAGAAGTCGATTGCTACGGCGCTTGGCTTCACCCCATACAACGCAACGAACCCAGCCGGATACATCACTGGTATCACCAGCGGCAACGTCACCACGGCACTTGGTTACACGCCAGCCAACCGTGCGGGTGACACGTTTACAGGGCCAATTACGGTAAACAGCGGGGCCAACCAAGCTATCTTGGGAAGTGACGGTGCGATAGAGCTAACTCGCGGCGCTGGCGGCGCTTACATCGACTTCAAAGACAGCACGGCTGAAGATTTTGATGTGCGCCTACAGGCGTCGGGAAGCCAATTAAACATTTCAGCCGCTGGTGGTTTAACCCTTAACGGTGCGGGGGTTCTTACTGGCATTACGTCTGGTCAAGTGACTACTGCCCTTGGCTACACGCCTTACAACGCCACTAACCCTGCTGGCTACATCACTTCGGCTGGTTCAATCAGTGGCAACGCAGCTACTGCGACAAACATTTCTAACACTGGAACGGTAACGCTTGCCTCTGCCACAGAGAGCAACTCGATATACGCAACAGCTCCCTCGTATACCGCCGACCAACCAACTAAGCTGCTGAACTTTGATTGGTATGGCAACGTGTTCTCGCTTGGCAACATTCGCAGTGGCAGCACACCATCAAGCGGCTTCGGTGTTTATTATACCCCGTCTGGTGGTTCGCGTGCAGAATTCATGCGTATCGACACATCCGGCAGCGTCCTGATAAACCGCACTAGCGCATCTGGTATTGGAAAGCTGAATGTAGAGGGCGGAGTTGATGTAACTTCAGCAAACGTCACAGTCCAAGCTGGATATGGCATAGCATGGCGTGGCGACCAATCGCGCATCATGACACCAGATGACAACAGCTACGGTGCATTAATTAGATGGGGTGCTACAGGTGGTTGCCGCCTTTTTGAAAGCACTACAGAGCGTCTGCGTATCGATGGCACTGGTAGCGTAACCGCGTTCGTCGATGTCCGCGCTCCTATCTTCTACGACAGCAACGACACTGCTTATTACATTAATCCAAATTCATCCGGCACTTCAGCAGTGTTCGCTGGTGACATTCATATCAACGACACCACATGGGGCGCTGACAAGGCTTTGCGTTTCCGTGAAGGCGCAAGTGACACTTACGGCGGTTTCATAAAATACACCGCTGGTGACTCTCTTGAACTTGGTACTCGAAATAACTCAACCACAGACACACGCGCAATCTACATTAGCCGTGGCGCAAATTGGGCGGGTTCCGACGGATCTTTCCGCGCACCCATCTTCTACGACAGCAATGACACTGCGTACTATGTTGACCCGTATTCTGGCACCAATCTAAGGGGCAGCATTGTACTGCACGATAGTGGTGGCGCATCACCATTACTAGACATCAGGGCAGCATCCAGCTCACCGTGGGCATTGAGGTTGTACAGGGCCGATTTAGGTGGCGGCGCTCAGATGTACGCCCGTTCGGCATCAGAGTGGTATCACAGTGCTACGATAACTGCCGCATCCAGTATGCGAGCACCAATCTTCTATGATGAAGACAACACTGCTTATTACACCGACCCTGCCTCCACATCTAACCTCAACAACCTTACGCTTAACACTGGCCCTGTATATCGCAGCGATTGGACAACGCGCTTTCAATCAGGCAGCGATTTTACCAGTGGCACTTTGGTAACAACCGACATTCCAGCAACGGGCTTTGCTGGTGAAAGCTTTGTCATTGAGATTACTGGCAAAAGTTACAGCGCCACTAACCTACCATTTAAGGTTGTGGCGCAGGGCTACCTCTATAACGACACCATCATCAACTACACGGGCATTTCATATGGTGGCGATTTTGCGACCTACATAAAGGTATTTGAAGAAGGCGGCGTTCTTAAATTCTGGTGGCCGCGCATCAGCTATTGGAACTCGTTCAACGTCAATGTCATGGCAATGGATGGGCCAACGAACAACACAATCACGCGCAATCGCGTGACAGCTATCGGCAACTCGACAGAGCCGACCGGAACCAAGAAGCAGCAGATTAACCTTATAAAGTCGCTAAAAACTGGCGATGCTGCTGGCTCAATTAGCGGGTTCAACAACCCAACGACAGCACCGACCGCAAACACGATTGCTTACCGCGATGCAGCGGGTGACATCGCGGCACGGGAAATTGTTCTTAGTTCTGGTCTTTCGACCGCTACGCCCACAGTTTTGGTTTCGATGTTTCCAACTACGAACCAGATGGTTCGCACCACTCCCGCTGCCGTTGCTGCCGCAATTCAAGGAGCGGCATCTGGTAGCTGGGGCATTAACGTAACTGGAACAGCCGCAAAAGCAACCGACCTTGCATACCCAAGATACACCAATAATGATTTCAATACGTTGGGTGGAGCCGCTCCCAATGGATTTAGGGCTTACACGAACTACATTCCTTCTGGTGGCTCATACAACCAGCCACCAAATGGCGCTGGTGACTACAAAGTGCTTCAGTTTGGAGACCTCTCTGAAGGCTCTTCATTAGGCAATTGGGGCGGACAGATTGTCATGAACTTCTACGATGACCGTATGTGGTTCCGCAGGAGTTCCAGCACTACATGGCAGTCGTGGCGTGAATTTATTCACGATGGGAATTACACCAGCTACGCAATGCCTATCGGGTCATCGGCAACAAACAGCGTCGATGTCCGTGCGCCTATCTTCTATGACAGCAACAACACTGGCTATTATCTGAATTTTGCTGAGGGCGGAACGTCTAACGTAAATACCTACTTTACTGGTTTAGCCTATTTCAAAAGCAATTTTGGTGGCAGTGCTTATAGTGGCGCTCAAAGTAGCCCAGTATTGCAAGTTCTTTCCACTGATGCTGGCACGGCAATGATGACGTTCCACCGCGCTGGTTATTACGCCGTCAACATGGGACTTGATCCTGATAACTACCTCCGCATTGGAGGATGGTCAGCAGCAGCAAACCGCTGGGTTTTGGATATGTCTGGGAATAACTGGGTCGCTGGATCATTCCGCGCACCTGTCTTCTATGACAGCGACGATACTGGCTATTACCTTGATGCTGCCAGCACCTCACGCATAAACCAAATCAACTACACGGCCCTATATAGCGCGTCCAGCACGGACTACGGCATCGTCGGCAATAATGGGTTCTTCGACACCGTAAACTCTGGTGTTGACGCTGACGCTTTGGAACTTTGCTACGTTCGCGGCAGTGAAGTCCGTATCGGCACTAGTGGTGGCAACAAGGCAATCAGGGCATCGCTTTTCTATAAAGGCACAAATACCGCTTATTTTGTTAATCCTGACGGCACATCTATCCTTAACACCGTAAGTGTAGCGCAAAACAACGGCGTCAATTTTAACGGTGCGGGAAGCACATATATTATAGGCACTAGCGGGGACGGAGCAAACAGCACCACAGCTAACCTAAAAATCCAATCGTGGTTTGGTATCGGGTTTGGCCCAACCATTTCGGGGCAGCTTGTCCCCAACGGCGAAAACGCTGTTTGGATTGATTGCCGTAACGGAGATTTAACGGCACGAAGAATTCTTGTCGCGCAGCAAGATGCTCGCGCACCGATATTCTACGACAGCAACGACACGTTTTATTACGTAAACCCCAATGGCAATTCCATTCTTTACAAGTTTGAGAATATCAACCAGCGGTGCGCTTATGACCGTGCATGGGATAATTACCCATCAATAACGGTTTTCAATAATACCGACCAAGGGCCAGTTGGCGATTTTCGTATTCACGGCGTTGGCGGCCCTAGCGGCGGTGACTTTAATGTGCGTCTGCTTGTGGATGGCACGGTTCAATCGCTGTCAGATGTTCAAGCACCCATATTCTACGATAGCAACAACACCGCCTTCTATATCAATCCCAACAGCACATCAAACGTCAGTGCTATGGTGTCCTACTCCCTTCAAGGAAACGGCAACGTAGGCGGAACTGGATCTGCATCATGGCATCCAAGCGGCATCTATTCGGCTGGATATAACTGGCTTTATGGTGGCATCAGCGCGGGTGGCGGGGACATTAGTTCCGTCAATAACTATTATGGAAACGCTTATTACGACAGCGGTGACACATCGACCTATGTAAATCCGAATGGTGTTAGCTGGATTAAAGGCGATATCAATATTTCGCGGGTTGCAACTGGCGGTGACAACGATTGCTTTGGTGGTCTTGAACTGCGTGAAGTTAGCTTGGTTGCCAACACGAACACGGCAGCAACATATTCTCCAAGGGTAAACTTTCATTGGGGCGCAGTAGCTGCCGCTACCATTTTTATGAACTCTGGCGGCAATTTTGTTTTTGGTGGTCAAGGCGACATCACCAACAATCGCCGCTCTATCTTCTGTAATGAACTTTACGCAACGGGCAACGTCACTGCATATTATTCGGATGACAGGCTGAAGACGCGCAAAGGCAATATAGAAAACGCTTTGGACATTGTTTCATCGCTTAACGGCTTCCGTTACGTCGATAACGACCTTGCCAAGACATTTGGTTACGCAAACAATGGCACTCAACTCGGCGTGTCAGCGCAGGAAGTGCAGAAGCACTTGCCAGAGATTGTCCGCCCAGCGGCATTTGATGTTGACCATGATAAACCCGACCAAGGGTCAAAGACTGGTGAAAATTATTTAACTGTAGATTACTCGCGCATGATTCCGCTGCTGATCGAAGCCATCAAAGAACTACGCCACGAAGTCGAGATGCTGAAGAAGTAGCATGGCGCTTCCTACCACCACCATATCCATGTCGCAGGTCAACACTGAGCTTGGCCGGTCAGCAACGGCTTCGATCTCGCTCAATGAATCGGCGGTGCGGACGTTGGCCGGTGTGGCATCTGGCACGATTTCGATGGACAACCTTCGTGGCAAGTCGAACGCACCTGCTGCCACTTTTAGCCCTGACGGCGGAACTTCTGCTGGAACTGCAGTGTTTTTGTCTGATATCACCTACGAGCCATCGCCTTCATCAGTCACCATAATTATCTCATGCAGTGTTTCCGCAACGTGGACTGTCACAAGAAGTGGGACGTTTGGTGTTCCGGCAACAGGAACATACACAGGGACGGAACGCTCATTCAATCTTATTACCGGAGCGACATACAGATCCACTACATGGACTGTTAGCGCAACCGCTAATGGCGTCACCCGTTATTGGACGGTACAACTAGAATCTGAAGGCTCTGGCAACAACTAGATAACGAAGGCGTTGCATAAGTACCGCCATTACGGACAGTGGCACAGTGAACTAACTTGCTTTTTTCTCAATCATGAGCAATGAAGCATCACTTGGAAATTTATAGTAAGAGGAATTATCGTGGCTACAACTTACACATGGGCTCTTAAATCAATCAAGAAGGCCGACGCGCTTGACCTTGAAGGCGTTATTGTCCAGACAACTTGGACCTGCACAGGTACCGACGAAGATGGCAATGAAGGCGTATTCAATGGCGCAACACCATTCAATCCAGAGGAAGTCGACGCAGAAAACTTCACTGCATACGAAGATCTCACCGAAGCTCAGGTTCTTGGTTGGATTCAAAGCGTCGTTGTCGGCTCTTACAAAGAGCACGTCGACGGACAGATCGCAAAGCAGATTGCTGCCAAGAAGACTCCGGTTGAAGAAGTTAACGAAGGCGCGTTCCCTTGGTCGCCGCCTGTTGAAGAGCCTGAACAGCCAGTCACGTAATTAGTCACAGAGGAAACATACATGAGTGAAATGGAAAAGTTTAACGAAGAGAACAAGCAGGAAGGCATTGCCATCAATCTGACTGTTCAAGAAGTTAACATCGTTCTTGGGGCTCTTGCTGAGTTGCCGCATCGCGTGTCGGACGGACTTATCCGTAAGGTGTTCACGCAGGCCCAAGGGCAGGCTCCACAAGGGCAGTAAGTAAATAACACACCTCTCCATGTATGGAGGTGAGGAGGTAAGTAGATAGGCTGATAGATGGCTAGTATCAAACTGCAGACATTTGGTGGCGTGTTGCCCCAAGTTTCCCCGCGACTTTTGCCGGACACAGCGGCAACCATCGCTGAGAATGCACGCTTTGATTCTGGCCGCCTCTCTGCTTGGCGTGCTCCTGTTGCTGGCGTTGATCACAACAACGCCTCTTTCGTTGTTCCAAACAACACTCGCACGATCTACAGGCATCGTGACCGGCAGGGAAATCCCTACTGGCTTGTGTGGACCACAGACGTCCACGCCGTTCCATCACCAATTGCTGAAGATCCATATGACCGTCTGTACTGGACGGGTCAGCAGTTCCCGCGCATGGCGATTGGTACGGAGATCACTGGATCTGTTGCGCCGACATATGAGCCTTCGGTAACTCGAAAGCTTGGTGTTCCAGCGCCTACGGATCAGCCCACCGTTTCAGTAACAACGGCGATAGCGGATACCACGATCACTGCGCTATCTCGCTCTTACGTTTATACGTGGGTGTCTGGCATCGGAGAAGAGTCAGCTCCTTCCCCTGCGTCTCCTATCCTCGATGTGAAGACAGGTGAGACTGTAACGATCACGATGACGGGAGCCGCCCCAGCCCACATCTACAACACAGTCTCCAAGCCAGCCGTTCGCCGCATCTACCGGACCAACATCAACGGTGAGTTCCAGTTCGTTAAGGATATGGCGTACAGCGCCACGTCAACGACCGACGCAATCCTAGACGAGGATCTTGGGGAAATCATTCCATCGACTAACTGGAATCCTCCGCCTGACGAGAACACTGGTAACCACCCCGACGGCCCTATGATTGGGCTGACATCGATGCCCAACGGTATGCTCGCAGGTTTCTCTGGCCGGTCCGTATTCTTCTCTGAAGCATACCTTCCGCACGCATTTCCCAAAGCCTACTCATTAACGGCCAAGTCTCGAGTAGTTGGTCTCGCCAGCATCAGCATTGGCTTGATGGTTATGACGACCGGCAAGCCTGTCTTGATGACTGGATCCTCACCGTCTGCGATGACGGCTACGGAGATCGACAACAACCAAGCTTGCGTCTCTGGTAGGTCTATAGCCGACATGGGTGAGGTTGCCCTGTATGCCTCTCCTGACGGGCTTGTGGCGGCGGGAGAGAGTGGCGTTAGCCTAATCACCGAAGGCATCTTCACACGCGACCAGTGGCAGGCTCTGAACCCCTCGAGCATTCACGGCCACCACTACGAAGGTCGGTACATCTTCTTCTGGCAGAACGGAGGCCAGAGCGGCGGCTACGTCTTTGACGGTCGCGGTGAGTACCCACAGATCTCCACCCTCAATTACTACGCCAAGGCTGGCTATAACGATCCTACAGACGATGCTCTGTATCTGGTGATCGAAACGGCTGGCGTGAGCACTGTCCGCAAGTTTGATGCAGGTACGGCATCGCCGTATACATGGCGGTCCAAAGAGGTCCGGCTCGAGAAGCCTATCAATCCTTCATGCGCCATTGTTGACGCAGAGGCTTATCCAGTCACGTTTGATTTATACGCAGATGGCGTATTGAAGCACACGCAGTCTGTGACAAGCGGATCGATGTTCCGCCTTCCGTCTGGTTATCTTTCAAAGGAATTCCAGTTCCGCCTCACTGGTTCGAATGATGTGAACCAAGTGCTGATTGCGGAGTCGCCGGAGGAGTTCCAGTGAGCTTACCTAAGACACCTATTAAGGGTGATCCAGAGACTAGGCGCTTTCTCGAGGCTGTCCGCCAGAAGATTGAGAACGTAGAGAACAAAGCCGTCACCGTTGCTGACATGCGCGGTGCTGGCTTTTTTGATAAGAATGGTATTGATGTCGGTAGCTCCGCCACTGGTGAAGTACAGGCTCCGACTATTCCTACCAACCTCGAGGCTGATGGAGCATTCGAGAACATCGTTCTAACGTGGGATTACGTAGACTATGTAGGTCACAGTAACACCCGTATCTACCGCTCAACCACCAACGTATTTGCCAATGCCGAAGTGCTGGCAAACATGGAGGGCCGCTTCTTTGCAGACTTAGTAGGATCGAACAAGACCTACTATTACTGGGTCTCTAACGTAAACGACAATGGGATTGAGTCAGCCACCAGTCAGACGGCTGGCGTAATGGGCGCAACCCTGCCCAATACTCAGTACCTGCTCGACACTCTCACAAACTCTATAGGCAACTCTCAGCTTAACACGCAGCTTGGCACGCGAATCAACACGATTGAGTCGACGCAGACCACTATTCAAACGCAGATCGACGATCTTGAAACGGCGTTTGGTAACTCAAGTTCTTCCGCTGATAACCTCGCTGCAGCACAGGCAGCGGCAGAAGCTTCTATCGCGGCCAAGGTTGAATCTATCGGTGCAAAAGACATTGCCGTTCAGGCAAAAGTCGACGCCATCTCTGCAAAGGACGACGCTGTTGTTGCAAAGGATACTGCTCAGACTGCTGCTACTAACGCGAGTACATCCGCAGGCACGGCAGGCAGCGCAGCTACTACCGCAACCACATCCGCCTCACAAGCTGCAACCAGCGCAGCTAACGCAGCCACCTCAGCAACTGCATCAAACACAGCAAAGACCGCAGCAGAAAGTGCGAACACCGCTGCACAAACAGCGTCGAGTGCGGCAGCAACGTCAGCTACCAATGCATCAACCTTTGCCACCAACGCAGAAACCGCAGCCACCGCAGCGAACACATCGAAGGTAGCCGCAGAGTCCGCTAAGGCAGACGCACAGACATCTGCAACAGCAGCGTCTACCAGCGCCAGCACAGCCACCACTGCAGCTACAAATGCCTCCAGCGCAGCCACAGCGGCCAATACAGCTAAGGTGGGGGCAGAGGCAGCTAACGCTACCGCACAGACCGCAGCCAGTTCCTCAGCGACGAATGCGACCCTAGCCCAAGGATATGCCGACGACGCAGAAGCTGCAGCGTCAGTATCTACTTCAAATTCATTGACTGCCGTTGCTGCCAAGAATGCAGCGGAAACAGCTAGCGGGAATGCGGCTGCGTCTGCCACCGCTGCAGCTACTAGCGCGTCTTCGGCCACAGCTTCTGCAACCAGCGCCACCAACTCTGCATCGGCTGCAGAGTCCTCTAAGCTCACTGCGGAAACGGCTGCTGTAACTGCGACGACGTCCAAGGACGCTGCCGTAGCTGCTAAGGACGCTGCGGTAACTGCGAAGAATAGCGCTGAGGTAGCAAGCACTGCGGCTGTGTCGGCAAAGAATACCGCTGAGTCGGCTAGTGCGACTGCCGTAACATCAGCAACCACCGCCACAAATAGCGCAACATCGGCAGGCAACTCTGCCAGCGCAGCGGCGGGATCTGCGACCACAGCAACAACCAAGGCAACTGAGGCCAGCAACTCAGCCTCTTCGGCTAACGTATCGCGGGTGGCGGCGGAAAGTGCTCGAGATGCTTCGAACACATCTGCAACTGCAGCGGCAACATCGGCATCACAAGCAGCAACGCATGCAGATGAGGCAGGCGATAGTGCATCGGCTTCGGCTAGCTCTGCAGTTGTGGCTACTTCGGCAAAGACCGACGCGCAGACGGCAGCAACAAACGCGGCCAACTCCGCGACTACCGCTCAGACCTCTGCTAATGCGGCATCGACCTCAGCGTCTACTGCTTCGACCAAAGCGACAGAAGCTTCTCAGTCAGCATCTGCAGCGAGTGGATCTGCCTCGAGCGCTTCGACTAGCGCATCTGGTGCTCTTGCGTCCAGAAACCAAGCGGCTCAGTCGGCGACGGATGCGGCTGGCTTTGCGACAGCTTCAGCTCAAGACTACTCCGTCATCAACGCACGCCTAAACAACTTTGGCGGAAGTGGGATATCGGTAGAGCAGAACGCCACTGCAACGGCTAGCACAGTCAACGGCTTGTCTGCTCAGTACACCATCAAGATTGATAATAACGGTTATGTGTCTGGTTTCGGCTTGGCATCTACCGCAATCAATGGGACACCGGTTTCCGACTTTATCGTGAGGGCGGACAGGTTTGCGATCTCAAGTCCATCAGGTCCAAGCGTAGCGCCAAAGACACCATTCATCGTCACAACAACGGCATCGGTAATAAACGGCGTCAATGTTCCGGCTGGTGTCTATATAGATTCAGCAACGATCCAAAACGGATCTATCGTCAACGCCAAGATCGGCGACGCCACCATCGAATCCGCAAAGATTGTTAGCCTCAACGCGGATAAGATCGTAGCAAACAGCCTGTCCGCCATCACCGCAAACATTGGCCTTCTGCGCACAGCGGCGTCTGGAGCAAGGCTCGAGATCGAAAGCAATCAGATCAGGGTCTATGACGCAAGCGGCACTATGCGTGTGCGTATGGGTGTCTGGTAATGCCGCAGGGGCTGCAGGTCTGGGACGACCAAGGTCGTGTCCTTGTTGATCTTGGCGACTGGCTTGGACGCTTGGCTGGCTCCACCCCAGTTACCCTAAATACCGCTGGCTCCATAACTAATGTCTTGCTGCAAAGCGGTACACCGTTTTTTGTGTGGGTGCCGTCGACAGAAGAGGCGGTTACCGGCGCGACCACGATGCCATCTGTGACATTTAGTGGATCGACCATGAGCTGGTCGTCGGTTCCTGTGTCCGGAACTCTTATTTACGGAGTGCGCTGATGCCAGCAGGCATGACGATCTATAACGATTCCGGCGCAATCCAAATTGACGGCGAAGGAATTCACTACAACTGCACCGGTTCCGGATCTGTAACAACCGTATCAAACCTTGTCGCTGGAGCAATCTACGGTAGCACCGTAGTGGCATCGTTTACCGTTGACGCCTACTCTCTCTATGCATTCCGCTGCGACACAGCAGGTGTACATATCCGCCGACAATGGCTAAATGGAACCACACGCAACTACCGCCTGTGGGTACTTGGCCCTATTGGTACGGTTGTTAACTGGTATCGGTTCGAGCCTGCCGTTCAAGGTCAAAGCAACGGCGCTGGCTTCGACATCTACACACCAAGCGGGTCAATCGCCTTTAGCCTCAGTACCAAGCCAATGGCAATCAGAGAGCTGATCAACGTCACCCGTGGATATGGCGGCGGAACGATTAGCCTCAGCGCCAACAGAAACTATGCAGTAATTCCTTCTGCTCAGTTAGGTTGGGAAGATGCCGCAATATTTCAAGGATTTAACAATCGTGGAGAGCCACTTTACTTCGTTCCCACTTTTTCTGTGTTTGTAAAAAACAATACCGGATCTGTCACGCTGACAGTTGATCAAAGGTCACTAATTTCTAGAAGTCCATCATCTGCAATAGACAACAACGGCCAAGCCTTAATCGTGGATGTGACGTACTTATGATGAACAGCATAGATGTCCGAGAATGCAGAGAATTCATTCTCACAGCGCTGCTCGAGGTGGCGGAAAAGACGGATGCTGAGTGGACGCCGGACGATATTTATAACGCGCTCTTGGCAGGAAAAGCATTTTTGTTTATGCATCCTTTTGATAGTGAGAGTTTTGTTGTATTGAGCCAATACAAACATCCGTATCTGGACCGTACCGTACTTGTTGTTGACGTTGCGTACAGTAAAACGGGTAACGCGATAGACCTGCACCAGCATGAGCTAGAAGAGCTAGCAAAAGCTGCGGAATCAGGCTATATCGAATTCTCTTCCCCGCGTGCGGGATTCAAGAGAGTAGCCGAAAAACATGGTTACCAAAATGTCTGCACGACGTATAGGAAGAAACTGTAATGGGTAAGGGTGCTAAGAAACTAGACGAAACCGAACAAGAGAGAGCTCTTGCTGAAATCGCTGCGCAGCGGTTCAATCGGTATAAGGAAGTCTTTGCTCCGCTCGAGGACCAGTACATTCAACAGGTCTTCGATGTTCGCGATCAGTCTAACTATGAGAACGCTGGCGGCATTGCTGCTGCGCAGTTCCAGAGAGAGTTCCAGACTGGTCAAGACAAGCTCTCCGATCAGATGTTCCAGCAGGGCGTCGATCCATCCTCTGGCGCATTCCAAGAAAACAGTGCAGCTCTGCGTCGCGCTCAAGCGGTTGGGCAGGGTATTGGCGTATCTGGCGCAAAGGTCGCCAACACAGATCGCTTCTATCAAGGCCTGCGTGGCGTGATGGCAATTGGTCAGGGTCAGGCTTCGGATGCAATTGAAGGCATGGCCGGTATTGCTCGTCAGTCGCAGGAAAAAGCTAATGCTGCGGCAGCAAACGCCTTCGATAAGAGCAGTGCAATCCGATCTGGCGTGTCGGCTGGTCTTGGTTACGCTGCCACACCATTTGTCGACAGCAAGCTGAAGAAACCACAAACGCCGCAGCCGACATTCAGCGGCGTCACAAATTCAACAGGCGGATAACAGATGAGCTTTTTTGACAACCTCGCATTCGTGTTGGGCGGTGACGCCGACATTACGCCAGAGTTTAGAAACGCATTCACCGAATACGACACTATGTCAAAGTCGGTAGCTCCTATGGGCGCAACACCACAGTCGGCTTTTGATGCTCCAGCCATCATGGACACTGTACCTTCGGGTCAGCCAATCGTGCCGCAGAACTTTCGTGGCGGACTTTTTGGCGGCGGTGACTATTTCCCTACGTCTAACTTTACCGAAGCTGATCCGAACACAATCACTACCGGTGCTGGCGGTGGCTTGTATGGCGGAAACGTAAGCTACAACCCAACAGATAGCGCATACGGGAACATAAACCCATCCAACTATTTAATGGATAAAAAAGAGGGTGCTTCAAACCTAAGTGCTGCCGTTACGCGAGCTCAGTATCAGGATTACTTGAACCGATTCGCTCCCGTAGAAAACTTTCTCGTTGGTCAAGTCGACGGTCGTAATACCAAGGATCTTGGATTCGACGTCGCTCGAGCAAACCAGTCCGTCATGAATGCAGGCACCAACATGCAGGGCCAGCAGGAGCGAGCAATGGGCCGCTTTGGTCTTCAGTACAACGGGCCGTCAATCGGAAGCTCGAACGATATTACTGGCGGTCGAGTAGCCGCAATGAACCAAGCCCGTATGGCAGATGAAGAGCGTGCTCTTTCACTTATGTCCGGATCAGGGCAACCTGCAGGAGGAGGTCAATAATGGCTGGTCTTATTGGCGTAGGCCGTAACACTCTTGGGCAGGCGTCTGTTGGTTTTCAGCAGAGCGCAGGCCTCGAAGCAAACCGTAATGCTGCGCAACAGCAGCTTAATGCAGCACGCGCCGCACAGCGCTCGAGCATGGTATCCACTGGAGCAGGTCTTGGTGGTTCCATTGGTGTGAACAATCTTATGGCAGCAAACGCTGCGGCTAAGGCAGGCACTACGGCAGCGACAATTGCTGCACCAGCTTCAGCCGCAGCTCCGGCGATTGTTCCAACAGTAATACCAGCCGCCTTACCATCAGGAGCGCTTGTATCTACAGGTGGAGCTGTTGGCACAAGCACTGCATTAGGAGCCGGAGCAGGAACAACGGCAGGAATGACGACGCTTGGTGCGGCAGGAACAACGGCTGCAGGTACTACGGCTGCAACAACCGCAGGTACTGGCGTGGTTGCTGGCACGGGTGCATCTACCGGCGCATTGGCTGGTATTGGCGCAATCGCAACGCCTCTTCTTATTGGCGCAGGCGCAGCGTTACTTCTCGACTCCATGTTCGACATCTTTTAAGGCTTTTAGTTATGGCAATCGATCCAGCACAGTCATTCTCAAACGCTCTTGGTCAAGGCCTTGGGATCATGAAGTCCTATCGCGATGAGGCGCGTCTGGATGAGGATCGTTCGTTCGAAAAGTCCATGAAGCTGGAAACGCAGCGTCAGGCACAAGAGCAGCTCAAGCTCCTGATTAAAGACGATGTGCGCAAGCAGGGTGTATATGACGAAGATATGTCGCCAGACCGCGTGGCACTTCGTGGTCGCCAGCTATTAGGTACTGTAAACAAGACTGAAGCAGAAGCTAGGGACGCAGGAGTTCTTGCTGACAACCGCAAGAGAATGATTGATACAGACATTAAGGTAGCTGAGGGTAACTTGGGAGTTAACCAATTCAACGCCCGAACAAGCCGTATGAACGCCAACACAAGCGCTGGTGAGCTTGGCCTAAGAACGCAAATTTATAGAGACGAGCGAGAAGAAAAAATAGCAAATAACGCGCTTAAAAATGTATGGAAATTTGTTGGCGCTACTGCCAGCAATCCATCTCCAGAAAACATGCGCTCTCTTATGGGGAATAAAATTGCTGGATCAGCAATAGTCAAACTTGCTTCTAGAGCATATGACGCACCCGTTCTTGAAGAGATTATGCAAAACCCATTCGGGGATTGGATCAACAACGGCAAGAAACTTGGCGTCGCGTTGAGGTTTGCAAGGGATACAGAGGTTGTTAATGCGACAGTTAAGGCTCAAGGCTTTGATCCTAAAACAACAAGAGCCACTCGATTTCGAGGGGCCACACAAAAGGACGCTAATGGAAGACCTGTACAGATGGTTGAAGTGACCTTGAGTGGCAAGGATCTGAGGACTGGAAAAAATAAAACCTTTACCGGCTTCGTCAAACCAGAAACTCTTTTTGAGTCTGGTGCCGTTGCAGCTAATGTGTTCAAAGGAATTAACAGCGACCCTAAGCTAAGGGGTCGACTTGCTCAGATGTATCAAGCTACAAATGAAGCCGATTTCTACAAAATCCTAAATTATGAAGCGACTCGACTTGAGAAACTGATTAAAAACCCTCCGAAGAATTTGGTGACAAAAGATCTGACTGAGGAAGATATAAGTGCAGCATACCAACGGCGTTTAACTGCTCTGGAAAATGGCGATCCAGAAGTAACAGCAAACACAGTTTTTAAATACATGGGCCGCATGGGCTCATAAAATAATTTCCTTTGCGTAAGTTGCAGAAAGCTAAAGATGTCTGAAGATAATAATAGACTACGATTTGCACCCACGCGCTGGGAGGATTTAGGTAAAACCACCACTCGAAGATCATCGTCTGGTCAGCAAGGCACGCAACGTCCTGCAAGCAATCCACAATGGCAGGCAGAGCTGCAGAAGCAAGACGCTGAAATACAAGCACTTTCTAATAAGCTTAGGGCTGGCGGAATTGGTGGTCGTGAGGCTGGCTACCTCAGCGAAACTCTGAAGTTCATGAAGATGCGGCGGGACGACACTCTCGCCAAAATTAATTCTGGACGCGAAATAAAAACCACCGCTGGCGATGTTGGCCGCGAGGTCATTAACGCTCCGGTACGTGGGGCGGTAGGCACCGTTCTTGGCGGTGTTGCTGGTGTTGCTGACTATCTTGGCTTTGACGAATCTGCAGAGTCAGTCCGCGATTATCGCGACGACTTCAATAAAAAGTATGCGGCCCCAGAGTCTGCTTCACAGAACACGATGCTGCGCTATGGTGGCATGGGTGGCGAGGCCCTTGGCTCAACAGTTCCTTATCTTGCAGGTGGTGTAGCCTCTGTTCCTGTACGCGCCGCTGTCGGTGCTATGTCTTTTGGCGGCGGTGTTGATCAGCAAGATGAGCGCGTCAAGCAGCTTCGCGAGCAGGGTGGTGTAGTTTCCTCTGGTCAAGAAATGCTCGCCGAAACATTTGGCGGCTTGGTCGGTTTATCCGAACTTATTCCAGTCAAAGGCCTGCTTTCTCGAGTTCCAAATGGTTACGGCCAAAAAGTCGTTGAGATGGTTGGTCAACGATTTGCCTCCACAGCAGTGGGCAGGGCAATGGCTCAGGGTGGCAAGAATGCTGTTGGTAGAGTTGCTGGTAGCGCAATTGAAGAAGGCGTTCAGGAGGCTGCGGCAGGTGTTGCTCAAGACCTTATTGAGCTTGGCGTCTACAACCCAAATGTAGAAGTTGGTCAGTCAGCACTGCAGGACTTTGCCCTTGGTGGCTTTGCTGGCGGTACGCTTCGTGGCGGCAGAGAAGTTGTTGGTCGCATTCGCGGTGAGGACATGAACGGCGCTCCTGCAACGCCTCCGCAAACAAACACAGACCAAGAGCTTCTTGATGCTTTAGAGGAAAGGGCGGCTCAAGGCCAACCGTCTAGCACCCCACTTCTTGAAGATCAAAGCGGCACAGCGCTTCGCGGCCTTGGCAACATCTCCGCTGGCGGCATGAGCTACACGCCAGACCAGATCCTTGATATCGCTCGTAATAACGAATCCAACCCGCGCATCGCCGACATCATGTCGCAGCCAGTTGGTGATGAGACTAAAGTTCAGCAGGTAGCTCGCATCCTTAATCAGGAGGAGGCCAGCCGCATTGAGCCTGAAGCTATTCGGCGGATCTCTGGAATGTTTGGTGGCACCAACTCTGTCACCAACTCTCGCCAGATGATCAGCGACGAGCTGGCAAAGATAGACCCAAGCGTGATTGCTGAGAGCCCATCTCTTTCGGCAATTGCTGAGGCAGTTCAAGTTAAAGGTGATGGCAAGAAATTCGTAAATAGCCTGCGTAACGCCGTCAGCAACTACCAGCCAACTGCCCCAACCGGCACTCTCTTCGCACGCCCAGAGCGCGGCGGTCAAGGCAGTGTAATCATGTCACAAGAAGATGTGACTAATGAAGCTCAGCGTGAACGCGAGGCTCAGCAGGCTTTCCGTTTGGCGGATGTGCGTCAACGTCGGTTTGACACTGCGACAGGTCAAGGCACTCAGCGTGAAGATCTGCGTGCCGGTGCTCCAGATCCTGAAGTCCAGTTCTTTCTTAACCCTGCAAAGTACGGTGAAGATCTTGGCGGAACTGTTGCAACAGTTGTTGGTCTTGAAGACGGTCGCGTCCGCATTCAGTACGACTCCCCGACTGAAACTAATTCTGATGGCACGCCCGTAATTATCTCCGAAGACGTATCACCCACCGATATGTTTGATCGCGTCGTTCGTGGCACGCCGCGCATGTCGCAAGAGCTTGCTGGAGATCTGCGCAAGCCACGCAAGGGTACAGGCACAGACCTCAACCCACGTCAGTCAGTAGATCGCACCAGCACGCGAGCTTTAGTGCCTACACAGGACGTAGGACTGCCTGCCACGATCTCGCCTACCCGCATGACGGGCTTTGAGGCAAACACCGACCAGTTGCCGGTGGAACAACAGGCGCAGAACGCGCAGGTTAATCCACAGCAAGAGCGTGCGCCAAACGTACAAGGCAATGTAGAAGGTCCGAACGAAATCAGTGGTCCTCCTGCCACGCCTCAACTGCAGGCACCGGAAGTCCAGACCGCACCTACCGAAGCTGAGAAAGAACCTGCGCCGAAGAAGCCTGATGAAGATGATGGCGGCAAGGTTGAAAAGCACGTCGAAAATATCGAAGACAAGATCCTTAACGACGACCGCAATGGCGTCGTTCGCTACGCCGACAAGGTTCATAAAGAAGGTCTGATCGACGACGCAGACCTTGCTGAGATCAAGCGCATGTCCAAGGACAAGGACATGGGTGCGGAGGATATTGGCCCAGAGCTCATCAGCCAGCTCAACACCAAGCGGGGTGATGGTGATTCACGTTACTCTGGCCGAACCTCTAAGCGTAAGAAGCGCACATACGCTACTGGCGTAGCTACCACCGCAACGCAGACCGAAACCAAAGCTGCAACGCAAGCTGAGGCGCAGGCTGAACCGACGACCGAAGAGCGGACCGTTCGTCCTGAAAACACGGACAACAACATTGACGATGTTGGTCGCGGCGTAACCAAGGCAAGCGATAGCGTAGCGCGGAACCCAACTCCTCGTAAGGACGAAGCTAACAAGCGCGACACGAAGAAGATTGATTACGAGGCCGTCATTGAGGACCGGTTAAATAAGATCGCTTCTCGTGGGCGTCAGGGTCGCATTATTGCGAATCGCCTGCGATCAATTATGAAGCAGGGTGGTTACACCCCAAAGCAGTTCCATTACGCTTTTGCAGCAGGCGATGTCATGTCGCGTGTCCTTCCGAAGAGCGCTAACGTAGATATTCTTTTCGTGCCATCACTCAAGGTTACCGATGCAAATGCGGCGGCGGCGAGTGGACTTAGGGTTGGTGACGAAAACACTGGTGCGTATAAGATCTACGATATCAGCCGTAATGGAATGAGCGGTCTTATCACGCTTTCACTAAGCGAAGATCTAGGAATTTACGCTCGCGAAAGCGCAGCTCATGAAGCGTTCCACGTTATTCAAGACATGTTGGAGGTTTACGACCCGCAGGCATTTGAAATGCTCAACAACGTCTTCGAAGACGGAATGACTGTTAAGCAGTTTGATGTGAGTATCTTGCGCGTTTTGAAGGCGACGGACATGGGCAACGGCGTCAGCTTCTATGATGACCTAGTTGCAAACTTTGGCGACAATCCACTTGCCTTCTACGAAGCGCAGGCTGTGGCGTTTGGCGCTCTGGTCAATGCTAAAGAGAGCGGCTCTCCGATGCGTGGTCTGAAAGCCACTATCGCTCGCGTTGTCGACATGATCCAATCTTTCCGTCGTGAGTTTGGCAAGCTTCTTCGCAACGAAAATGTTATCTCATTAGCGGACTACTTCGAAGGCTATCGCAGTGGTGAAGCACAAGAGTATCTAAGTGATTTAGAAGCGCCAACAAAACTGACCAAAGTAATTGCCGCCGCAGAAGCTTCGGAAAGATATTCTGGTCGGGTACCAAAGAACCCAGCGGTAACGTCATCCTTAGAGCACAACTTTAATATCCTTCAGAACAAGTCCTTCCGCAAAGGACGTGACCTGAAGGTGTTCATCCAAGAGCGCGTCAAGTCATCCTTGAATGAGTCGGGCATAAACGCCGAAGACTACGAAGCGAACGAGACGTTCAAGTACCTTACCAAGATGGCGGTGAAGGATGCTGAGTACGCTCTTCAAGAGAATGCCAACGCTATTGGCTGGTACGACGAGAAGGTGTCCAAGGCTCTTGCCGTCCTCAGTCTTGTTCATCCAGAGATCGCTACAGATAGGCAGTCTAAGTTCGCCTTCATTTGGGCTCTCGCCGTTTCGTCGAATGGCTTGAAGGTTAACCCGAACTTTGAGATCGCTGAAAAGGCGTACCGTATCTACAAAGAAACGGGGGCGATGCCGACTGATATTGGTATCGGCACTGCTGCTGATGCGATTGACGGCCACATGAAGCTGTTCAACGTGATGATGAAAAAGCTTGGGTTCGATGAGCTCGAGCGCCTCATGACCACGAAGGCTACGGTTAAGGAAATCGAAAGCGAGACCGGCATTTCGGTAAGTGGCGAAGGTAAGGCAGAGACTGTATTCGGTGCTGCAATCCTTGGTCCGAAAATTGGTAATGGTTTCTTCGCGAACCTGTATGGTCACTTTGACCAGCTCACGATGGACCGCTGGTTGATGCGGACATGGGGTCGTTGGACTGGCACGCTGGTATCTGTCAAAGAGCAGAACGTAGAGAAGGGCAGGGACGTACTCTCGCGCCTTGTTGCTGCGCTTAGCAATGAACAGCGCTCAGAGCTTGGCTCTATCATTGGCCTGAACGTCGATAACGCAGACGCCGACACGATTGCTGTAGCTATCCAGAAAGCCTCCATCAAGCCAGCGAACCGAACCAAGATAAGCGATATTGGTCGTGGCAACACAGCCGGACTCGAGGATATTGTTGGCAAACAAAAGGGCCGCTTCGAGCAGGTTGGCCTTGGCGATGAGATCCGCAAGAAAGGGAACGGACTTGCAGGATATCTTGACGGTCAGAAGGAAGCACCTGCTGGAGCGAACGAGCGTAAGTACATTCGCAGCGTATTCCAGAACACGCTCACCACTCTTAAAAAGAAGTATCCAAAGCTAACCACTGCTGATCTGCAAGCCCTATTGTGGTACCCTGAAAAAAGGTTATATGAGGCTGCGAAAACCGACGAAGTCAATGAAGGCTACGACGACGACAACGCGCCGGATTATGCAAATGCAGCAATCCTTGTCGCGAAAAACGCAGGAGTCAGTGATGAACAAATCAGACAAGCCAACGAAGCAGTCGACGCAAGACTACGTTCCAATGTCAGCTCAGCAGGAGCAGGACGAGGCGGTGCTGGCGTTTCTGAGCAATACTCCGGACGCACCGGACGCACCGACCAAGACCTCGCAACCAAGCTTCGCAGCCGGTTCGAAGGGACTCCTCGAGTTGAAGAAGGATCTTCAACAGAAGGGAATGTCGGACGCCGAAGCGGAGGAGTACTTGCGAACTCTGTAACTGGTCGCGTACCTGTTGCAGCTACTTACTCGCACTCGACTTCCGTCAAAGATCTGTTCAGCGAGAACGGATTTGATGCTCCAGACTTCCATGAGCTGACACGCGGTAAAGCCGCAGGCAAGCTCTACACCCGTTTGATCAACGACTCGAAGCAGGACAACCGCTTCGGTGCTTCAGTCTATGTCTATCCGGAAAACGAATATCAGGACATGCGCCTGTTCGTTACTAAGGATGGCATGTCTGGCTTTGCACTGAAGGGCGACGATATCGTAAGCGCCTTCAAGTCTCCGAAGAGCGCTGATCGCGGCGTGGCATTCTCCATGATCCGTATGGCTGTAGCTCTTGGTGGTCGTAAGCTGGATGCATTCGACACAGTACTGCCGTCGATCTACTCCGTCAGCGGATTCAAGGCCGTTGCTCGCATGCGCTGGAATGACGAGTTCAAGCCAGACGACTGGAACAAAGAAACCTTCAAATCATTCAATGGCGGCGAACCTGACGTGGTCTTTATGGCCTACGACCAGAACCGCGAGGGCTTGTATAGCCCAGACGAGGGTGAATACACAGACAGTTACGACCAAGCTGTGGCTGCTCAAGGCGGTGACGTCCAGTACTCTGGCCGAACCAATCGTGCTGTCTACACACCAGAGCGCACCGAAAAAATCATCAGTGCTATGGCAGAGGACGGCAATAAGTCCAAGGGTTGGATGACGTTCATGTCCCCCGACGAATTCCTTGGGCTGACTTTGTCCAAGAGTGGGCGCGACCTTCTCGCAACAATGGACCCCACCAAGACTCGCGCTCGTCCGCTTAACATTGAAGAGCTTAGGCAGGTAAGCGAGCCGCTGTTCCTTACCGTTAGGGAGGCTGGTGAAATCAGTGAGGTTCAGCGGCAGCTAGGCGTCACGTCTCTTCCTTGGCAAGTGATGGGGCATGAAGGCCGTCACCGCATGGCGGCATTCAAAGATGCTGGCATCGAACAAATCCCTGTCGTTCTTATGCGGCAGAACGGAGCGGCTCAGCTCGAAGACATTGCCAACATATCTCTTGCGCCACAGCGCGGTGGTCGTAGCGACCAGTACAACAGCGGCGACACCAGCATAGATGTCGGCGAAGCTACGCCAATCAACAACGAGAATGCTGATCGCATCAGAGACATGATGACTGGTGAAGGCGTCCGCTTCTCTGGCCGTCGTGCGCAAAACACTGGCGGCGTGTCTCAGTCCATGATGGACAAGGTTGTTTCTGAGGAGCCAAGTGTAGGCGTATTCGGAAAGTTCTTTGATAAGATGGTTGGTCGTATCGGAAACGAAAGCCGCCGAAGAGCATTCGTTCGCAACGTCGTAAACGACAAGGATAGCGCATTTGTTCTCGACAGAAGGCTCGACGCTGCAATTCGTGGCATAGACCCCGCTGATGGACGTATCCCTGTAGACGGTTCGAGCGTTGGCCGGATGATGGAAATGGCATCTCAGTCCACTGGCGTAATGCAGGGGGCGTTGGAACTTGGACCGCCGGTATTCGATGGTGAGATCACCACATTCAGTGATGATATTAGCGGCTTGTTCGATATCTTTGCTCCAATTGGCGAAGAGCGAGCTGGTGCATTCCAAACATATGCAGTTGCTCGTCGCGAAAAAGATCTTCGCACAATGGGCAGGGTTGGTTTTACTCAAGTTACTGACACCGAAATTGCGGAGACATTGCGAAATGCCGATGCAGATTTCGCAGAGGTCTTTGATGCTTATCAGGTATTCAACGGCGCAATCATTGACTACGCTGTAGACACAGGCCTTCTTACAGAAGAGCTTGGCGATACTCTGAAGAGTATGGATTACGTGCCTTACTACCGTGCGTATGAGCAGGATGATGGCGAGCTAGACGTGCTTGGTCCCAAGATGCAGGCCGCAATGAATAATCCAAAGTCAGCCCTAGACTTGAAGCTGAAGGGTGGCAGCACGGGACTTGGTAATCTCTATGAAAACATGATCCGCAATACGCAGTCGATCATTAGCGCGGCTCGCAAGAACCTCGCCCTACAAGAGGCTGCTGACGCCGTTGATGCTTTGAATGATCTTGGCGTCGACGACATTGGCCGTCGTGTTAATACTCCCGAAGGCGAGGGTATTATGCGCCTGCGCGTAAATGGCAAGCCGGTCTACTACCAGATCGAAGACCCTGCCGTATGGGCATCTATCGCTTCCCTTGGTCCGCAGCAAATGAATGTCGTCGTGGAGGCTTTCTCCAAATTTGCGAATGTTCTTCGGACGAGCGTGACGCTTGCCCCATCATTCATGATAGCCAACTTGTGGCGAGGAAAGATCAGTACCTACGTCACAACCGACGCGAAGCTGACTCTTGGCATCGACACCTTCAAGGGTATGAAGGATGCATACCAGAACGGAGAAACCACCAAGATCATCAAAGCCAACACAGGCATTGGTGGCTATGCCTACGGTATGGGTGAAAGGGACTTCGCCAATGAAGTCCGCAGGCGTTACCGTAGACAAGAGGGTGGTGGCTATGGCTTTACCCGCGACTGGTTAGACCGTCTCAAGAGTGGTTTGGTCGCAGCGGAAAGAATTGGTGAGGCAACGGAACTTGCTGAGCGCGTGAAGTTGTACAACGACATCATTGCAAGCGGCGGAAACCCGAAGTCGGCGGCGTATGAAGCCATGAACCTGACTAACTTTGGTCGCAAGGGCGCTGGTCAAGGGTACATAGGGGCCACGATGAACGTGCTGATCCCAATGATCCCATTCCTCAATGCTCGTATTCAGGGCTTGTACCGCATTGCTGAAAACCAGCAGAACGAACCGACCATTATGGGTCTGCGCAAAAAGGTACTGCTGCGTGGCATGCTTTACACACTAGCTTCGTCCGCCATCTACGCAATGTTTAGCGATGACGACCGCTGGGAGGAAGAAACCGTAGAGAACAAAATGCTCTACGACATCATGTATGTAGGCGACAAGACAATCTATCTGCCACGTCCGTTCGAAGTTGGAACGATCTTTGGATCCATGCCGATAGCTCTCTATGATTACGCTCGCGATCAAGACGGGAGAGAAGCTTCGGATAAGTTGGTCTTTGCCTTCACGAATACGTTCGCGATGAACCCAATCCCGCAGGGTGTTAAGCCAACATTGGAAGCATTCGTAAACTACAGCTTCTTCAGAGGCGGACCAATCGATACAATGTCAGACCAGAACCTACCGGCTGGCATGCGCTACGACGAGAGGACAACCGAGACAGCTAAAGCAATTGGCGGTGCAGCAGGAGTATCTCCCAAAAAGGTTGATTACGTTCTGAACGGCTACTTAGGCACTATGGGTGCTGGCTTTATCAGTGGCGTTGACTCAGTCCTTTCAGGCGTAGGAGTCATACCAAAGAAAGTTGGTGGCCTATTCGGTGACCCGTACCACATTGGGGATACCATTGCTTCGGCCAGCGGCCTCACACGCTTTGTTAAAGACAGCGACCGTACCACAAGTCGGTTTGTCAGCGACTTCTATGAGCTGAAGAGGGAGGCTGATCAAGCTAACAGAGCGCACAAAAAACTAATCGAGGAGGGTCGCAGGGAAGAGGCTATCGAGTATGCTGAGGAAAATAAGTTCCCTCTACAAGCTCGCAAACAGCTTGGACAGATTAGTAAAGATATCTCTAAGGTTAACAAGGATATCGACAAGGTCGAGGTCGACCCGAAGCTAACTCCTGCCGAGAAGCAGCTCAAGTTAAAGCCTCTGCTGCGCAAGCGCAAAGACCTAGCGCGGAGGGGATATGACTACGCTCGTGGAGCTCGCATCGTTCCCTCTATAGAGGAAGAGGCTGAGGAATAATAAAGGCGACTGTGATACCCTGACTTCCAAAGAGTATCACAGTCCCGTTAGGTTTATCGCGTAAGTACTGGAGCGGCAAGGGGTTTCCTCGTTGTGGGTGCCTCCAACCTTGCCAAGGTCGAGGTCACGAGTTCGAGCCTCGTTACCCGCTCCAATCAATAACTTACGTGGTTTTCTTCACGGAAGTTATGGAATACGGGGGTTGTTTATCCACAGATATTTAGCCCCCTTTTTCTTACAGCGATCCGACGTTGTCCGCAGCTTTGCGCAGGTGCTTTGTCGACAGATGCGCGTAGCGTTGAACCATCCGGTCATCAGACCAACCACCCATCTCGCGAACGGCTGCGGTGTGAGTACCCTTCTGGATGTGCCACGAGGCCCACGTATGCCGCAGGTCGTGCCATCTGAAGTTCTCAATCCCAGCCCTCTTCAGAGCCTTCCTGAAAGCCTTCGTGTTGCTGCGCTGTACTGGCCTGCCGCCATACGCAAACACCCACTCAGCGTTCCTGTCCTTAGCTCTGAACCGTTTCCAGAGAACGTCATAGGCGGTGTCGTTCAGAGGGATCGAGAGCGGCTTCCCGTTCTTCATCCGGACCCCTTCGATTGTCACCATCCTGTTCTGAAGGTCGACCTCTTCCCAGCGGAGCTCGCGGACATTGGCGTCCCGAAGTCCAGTGGTGAGGGCGAAGATAACCTTGTCCTTCAGATGTGACGGTAGCTCTCTGATCAAGCGGCGAGCTTCGTCCTTGTCGATGTACCTGACCCTCGAGGTTTCTTCCATCCTCTTGATCTTGGGTACGGTGTCGATCCATTCCCACTCGTCCCTCGCCATGTTCAGCACTGACCGCAGCACGGTCAGGTAACGGTTGACGGTAGACACAGCGCGGGTCTTCAGCATGTCATCGCGAAGATCCGCCAACACCCCCTTTGTGATACGGCCAAGAGGCAGGCCACCTAAGTAATGCGAGAGCACCTCTATATAGTGCTGCTCCTGCTTGGTCCACTTAGTGGTCCGTCCGTCCAGCCACCGCTTTGCGGCTTCGTCCCAAGTCTTACCTTCCATAAACCCTCCAATCGGTGAACGGTTGGAGGCACCCACAGTCGTCATCATATCCATATCGACCACAACCTTTCAATTTAACTTATTCTGTACGTTTAATCGCGTTATCCCGAACAAGCCTGTAGCTTCGAGGAGCATCGAACCCCAGCCTTACCGCTGGCAGGCGATGGTCATCTGTCTTCCACTTGATAAAGCTAATGAGGGCAACCAAGACAATGCCGTCGATGGTGTGCTCCTTATTCACATGATCAAGTTTGAACAGCTCCTCTGAGCCATCACTGCGCTTAACAGTTATCTCAGCAAACTCGCCGCCCGTATCCTGACCAACCTTCTGAACACAGATAGCGTGATCAAAGGTGTGCTCAAGATCTTCATTCAGACTCGTGCCTCCATAAACAAGAGATCCTTCGTTTCTAACAATCACCAACATCAGTTAAAGAACCCCAATATTTAAGGAACCACTTCATAGCCCAGAGGTAAGTTGCCAGCACGTACCATAGATAGTGCAAGCCGCCGACGTGGATCAACAAACAAGCGATTAGCAGTGTCATTCCATTTACCTAAGAAGGGGTGACCAAAGCCACCCCTCCCAATTTGTTATTCATTAGAACGGTGCGTCGTCCAGATCGTCTTGTGGTGGCGGTGCCTGACGCTGTACTGGTGCGTCAACAAGCTTCTTCTTCCACACGCGACCAGCAAAGAACTTGCCCTTCGCACCTTCGATAACGCGAGCCTCGATGTTCAGCTCTTCGCCGGTATCGAGAAGCATCCTTCCGCTGTAGATAGGAACGCCCTCAGGGTCCCAATCCTTTTCGCGATAGAACTTCTTGCGCTCCTCGATCCGCTCCTCACTGTCGCGGAAAAGAGAAAACGTATTTGGTTTTTGTTCGTAAGCCATCCTGTGCCTTTCTTATGAGAGTTCAACTTTGCGCATACGATCAATGTGCGCAAGGTAGAGATTGATTGCCTGTCGCACGACGCCAGCGATAGGCCTGTCTTCCTTAATCGACATCTCGCACAGTGCGCGATACATCACGTCGTCAATCGTTGTTTGAACCAGACGGTTCTGGTTATCTTTTCTAGGCCGTCCCATATCAGTCCTCTATGATTTTCACTGTGTAGCTGGTGACGTTCTCTTTTCTGAAGTCCTCAACGGACTTGCCTTTGGCGGCTAAGAGACTGTCAACGTCTACGGTTTTATAAACAGCGGCATGATCTACCGCCCCTTTCTTCTCTACCTTCTGAACCGTAATACGACCCGTCTGGAAAGAACCGAACTCAGAGCCCAGTTCTTTTTTGAGAGCTTCGTATGCATCCTTTAACGGAGCAATCTCTGCCTCTTTCGCCTTGATCTCAATGAAGAGATCCGACATCAGCTCAGTGCGCACGTTCGATACGACAGCGATCTCCGTATCGAGATATGCCTTGGCTTTGGTTTCGTCCCCTATTATCTCGAGGTACTTTTTGCGAAACGCTTCAAGCTTTGGCAGGTTGTCGGCGAACCAAGTTGGGTTCCGCTCAAGCCGCTCGAGAAGATATAAGTCCTCACTGATGTAGCAGAAGAAGTCCATCCACTGGAGATCGCACACCTCCATGACGTGCTGACACTGTGCGTAGTAGCTTGGTTTTTCATGAACCGAATATGGTTGCTTTGCCCAGTAGGGACACTTGATCTCCAAGCCGCCATCGAAACCGATCAGTCCATCAGGCGACGCACCAAGCCAGTTGTAGTCATCGTGCTTAACGATGCCGGTCTGCGTAACTGTGACGCCAGCCACAGACTCGTAGAACGCTAATGCCACAGGCTCCATACGCTCACCGTGATTGGTGGCGGCGTTGCCAGTGAATTCACGAGCAGCCCCGAAGTGTTCACGAACCATGTCGCGCATCACATCGTCAGTCTTTTGGAATGGGTTAACACCAAGAATTCCGCCAACACGGCTTCCGGTGATGACGCCTACACGCGCCTTAAACCACTCGTCACTTCTCTGTTCCATCAATAGATCCTTACTTAGAGAGCGCGGCTTTGCGTGCGTCCTTGGTCTTCGTCACTTCGGCAAAGAGCACGTCATCATTCCGATTGCGTGCGTACTTACTGGCCTTAGTGAACGCCACCTTCAGATCATCGAGCGTCGCTGCATCAGTCACAGCCTTGAGTAACTGAACTTTTTCATCAACGAGGCCAACTACATGGTCTGCTGCAGGAGCAGGCTTCTGCTTGCTGGCGTCTGGCAGATCTTCACCAGCGTAGATGTAGAGGCCAAGACCAAACAGAGACATTGCCTTCACGAGGCAGCGCATCTTTGCGTCGTTGATGTCGCGTGCGTTTGGATTCTTGATGGCTTGGTTCTTGTAGTCCATCACCGGCAACCACATCGTGTGTGTGGTGGCGTCTACAGTCAGCACGCAACGAACTTCTGCGGTTCCATCCGGATAGCGGATGACCCCATCATTGTTTAGATCGCCGTGCTCTCCCTGCTGGTTCTCAAACCAGAACTCCGATTCTGGGTAGTGATTCATCAGCGTAGCCCACGCCCACGACCACGACAGATATGAGAAGCCATTCTTCTTCTCGATGTTTTCGTTGACGTTTATGGCTGATAGGGTTTCCCAGACGCTCTTTGTCTTGGGATTTGAAACAGTCTCCATATACATTCCTTTCTGTGAACACGCATCGTCGTGTCGATGCACAACATAGAGACTAATTTCGCTGCGTCAATTCCTGTGTTTCGAAACATGTGGAAAAAGATTAGCCATGTGTCATCTGTGCGCGGTGCATATAAAGCTGCGTAGAAAAAATCTCCACAGCAGATGTAGAACGCCAACACATTTCCACTTGCGCAAAAAGAAAAGCGGAAATATGTGCAGCTCGTGACGGCTACCGTATCGCGACGGGAACCGGCCAATGTTCGCTTGTGCGAAACCTCCAAATTTCGCATTGGCCCTGCCGTCACATTTTTAAAGCGAACGAACAAGAGCGGTGAAGGACCGCAGAGATTGGAGGTTTTGAATGTCACATGAGTTGGGCGGGTACGTCCTTATTTACCGCCGTTTATTAGATCACTCGATCTTTCGCACTGATGCAGAGGCTATGGCCTTTGCGTGGATGGTGCTGCGAGCATCGTGGAGAGAAGTAGATGTGCGCTACAAAGAACGCCCCATAAAACTGCAACGTGGGCAACTAGCGATGTCGGTACGGGACATGGCGACGCACCTAGAACGCAGCAAAGATTGGGCAAATCGCTTTCTCACACGTCTCGTTGACCGCGACATGGTGTCGGTCGATAGCGCGACAGGTGTCACCATCATTTCTATCAACAATTACAACGCCTTCCAGCTCGATCCTAAGGGACAGAGCGACAGGACCGCGACAGCAGCGCGACAGGACCGCGACACCACCGCGACACAGAACAATAAAGGGAATAAAGATAAGGAAGAGAATAAAGGGAAGAGTAATAAGGCTGACGCCTTTTCTGTTCCAGATTGGATTGATGCAGATGCATGGGCAGAGTGGGAAGAGCAGCGCAAGCAAATCAAGAAACCGCTGACTGATCAGGCAAGGAAGCTGGCTATCAATGTTCTACGTGGAGGCGTGGATGCAGGGTGGTCCGTTCGTCAGATCATTGACCACAACATCAATGGCGGTTGGACCGGCATGTTTGTGCCGAAGGGTAAGGCTAATGCTGCAGCCAGTCCAATGGCTGGACTGTCCTTCAAGCAAGCGCGGGAGAAACTAAACGACCTTCGCTACAAGAAGGAAATGTTGCTCGATAGGTGCAAGCAGGAGAAAGACAATCAAGAGCTGTGGGATTCGCTCAAAGTTATGAAGGCAGAGATTGCTGCGCTAGAGGAAGCAGTAAACGGTAAGAGCGAACGGAGCTACTGAAATGGATTTACGGGAATTATCGGAGCGCCTCAACGGCAACATGCTTCCAGCGCTACGGCACTTGCTGCCAGCGGGAATCGTTAATGGATCGGAGTACTGCGTCGGTGGTCTTGGTGGTGAGAAGGGGCAGTCACTGCGCATCCACATGACTGGCCCGAAGGCTGGCGTGTGGAGCGACTTCTCAACAGGTGAGAGTGGCGGCGACTTAGTAGACCTCTGGCGTGCGGTGCATAGCCTAAGCTTGATAGAGGCGATGGATGAGGTTCGCTCGTGGCTGGGTGTGGAGCGACCGTCGTTCGTCACGACGCAGAAGGAGTACCAATCGCCGGTCAGACCAGAGCGGACACGCAAGGTCGAGGCGACTCCAATAGAGACCGCCCTGTTAGAAAAACGTGGCCTAACTTCTAATACGCTGAAGGCGTTTCGGATCGCTGTTGACGGTGACCGCATCCTGTTTCCCTTCATCGATCCACTTGGCGAAGCGCGGATGATTAAGTTCCGCGACATGAACGACAAGAAAAAGCAGGGGCCGACATCCGCAGGTCAGATGCCATGCCTCTTCGGCTGGCAAGCGGTTGATCCAAATGCTCGTGAGATATGGATCACTGAAGGTGAGTTCGACGCGATGGCTGCGTACCAGATGGGTGTGTCGGCGCTGTCTGTTCCATTCGGCGGAGGCAAGGGCGCGAAGCAGCAATGGATCGAGAACGAATACGACAACCTCGAGCGATTCGAAACCATCGTGCTGGCTCTGGACATGGACGAAGAGGGCGAGCTCGCTGCTCGAGAGATTGCCGACAGGCTTGGCATTCACCGCTGCATCCGCGCATCACTGCCGCATAAGGATCTGAACGAGTGCTTGTTAGCTGGCGTGGACATCAAAGCCATCCGCGATCTAGCTGCTGGCTACGACCCGCAAGAGCTTCGCTGCGCAACGGAGTATCGCGAGGACATCCTTCGTGAGCTGTACAACAACGACCAAGACAGCCGTGGCTTCCAGCCGTTGATCGAAGATCTTGAAGGCAACCTTCGGTTCCGCGATGCGGAGCTCGTGATCCTCAATGGTGTGAACGGACACGGCAAGTCACAGCTCGCTGGTCAGTTCGCGCTGGACGCAATGCTTCAGAGCAAGCGCGTGTGCATCGCCTCGATGGAAATGCCAGCACGTCGTTTGCTTACACGTCTGACCAGACAAGCGGCTGGTATAGCGACGGGAGATCCTACGCTGGCGTATGCCAACGCATGCATCGACTGGTATGCGCAGAAGCTTTGGCTGTTCGATCTTGTCGGTACAGCGAAGACAACGAAGATGCTTGAGGTCTTCCGTTATGCACGGAAAAAATACGGCATTGATGTTTTCTTCATAGACAACATGTCCAAATGTGGTATCGACGACGACGACTACAGTGCTCAGAAGAGGTTCATGGAGGAACTATGCGACTTCAAAAACACGACTGGAACCACAGTGTTCTTAGTCACGCACTCGCGCAAGGGCGAGAACGAGGAAACCCCGACAGGCAAAATGGATGTGAAGGGCTCGGGCTCTATTACCGACTTGGCGGACACCGTCCTCACGATCTGGCGCAACAAGAAGAAAGAGCGCGAGATATCGGAGCTCTCAGAATATGAGCCAGTCCCTCCTGAACTTTTGGCAGTACCAGACTCACGCCTTACCTGCAGCAAGCAGCGCAATGGTGAGTGGGAAGGCTATGTCGGAACCTACTGGGGCGGAAAGGCAATGCAGTTCATTGGAAAGCGCGGGGAGCAGCCGCGAAAGTATGTGCAATTTTCACAGCCACCAGTGCCAGTTGAAATGGAAGAGGAATTTATATGAGCGACCAAGACAATGTGATCCGTTTTCCCAAAGGTGGGCCGGATGTTACCTACGAAACGATACCGCCTGCAGTAATTTTAACCGCAGCGCTTGAGCAAGCGGAGTCGTTCGACACGCTGATGCTTGTCGGCTGGAAAAAGAATGGTGGCCTGTTCATGGCATCGACTGAGGCCTACATCCCAGACATCGTATCGACACTAGAGATCGCAAAGATGGAACACATCCGCATGATGGTCGGCGAAGATGACTGAAGAGAACTTCGCTCAGGCCATCCGCGAGGTGGCCGTCATGTTGCGCGACGCAGAGTATCGCGTCCTAAAGACAGAGGCCGACGTCAAGCGGGTCATTGCTAAGGCAATGCTCGAGGGTGAAATGAACGGCAACAAGAGTGCGGCAGCGCAAGCACGGTACGCAGACGAAAGTGATGCGGTCTATACGGCGCGACTCGACCACGGTGTAGCTAAGGGCGACCTTGCCTATGCCAAGGCAGAGCTGAAGGCGAGAGAGATCGCCTTTGAATACTGGAGAACAAAGGCGGCAACGCTGCGCTTAGAACGAAAGGCATACAACACATGAATAATCCATTCACTGGCAGGAACAAGTCGGAAGAGGGGCTGCTTATTTACGCCTCTGTAGTGACGGCCCTGTCCCGCACAATCTTCGACATCAATAAAGCCGCTGGCTGGTGGACGGATCTCAAGACGGGTCAGTCGACCCATGAAACGCGCAATGTAGGCGAGGTGCTGATGCTCATCGTCAGCGAAGTCGCAGAGGCGATGGAGGCTGACCGCAAGGGATTGATGGACGACAAGCTTCCTCATCGCTCAGGGCTCGAGGTTGAGCTCGCTGATGCGGTGATCCGGATCTTTGACCTGTCAGCAGCCAAGGGCTTCGACATTGGTGAGGCCATCATGGAGAAGATTCTCTACAACATGAGCCGCGAGGATCACAAGATCGAGAACCGCATGCGGGATGGTGGCAAGAAGTACTGAGGATGAAGGGACGGACGCCGACACCTGCAGAGCGGAGATGGATGGATGCGGTCGGCCAGCTTGGCTGTGTTGCGTGCAAGAAGATCGGCTTTCATCAGCCAGAGATCTCAATCCATCACATAGATGGGCGCACGAAAACCGGCGCTCACTTCAAGACGATTCCGCTTTGCTACCTGCATCACCAAGGTGGTGACGGCAAGGGTGATTTCGTGTCGGTCCACCCTTGGAAGCGCAGGTTCGAAGAGATGTTTGGAACACAAGAGGAGTTACTGGCTGAGTGCCAGCTCCTAGTTAGGGAGAACGACAATGGATGAGCAGGAATACATGCGCAAGATGCAGGAAAACGAGCGCTTATATATGTACGGAGATCTGAATGAAGGCTGGACTTGGTGGGAAGCCAACAGTCTCGCGTTGATGCCGCATGGACGGGTCGAAGTGTGGACTCGTGGTGGCGATACGTTAGAGAACGAGGCCGACAATCTAGACTGGCGACACAACGGACTCCCAACCGACATTCTTACTTGGCGTTACGTTCAAGAGAAGCCAACCGTTTACTGGACAGCTTGGAAGGGCGCGAAGAAGCATGAGCCGCGACCGTCAGGTATGGTCGATGTTGTTGTGCGTGGTGGTCAAGCGCTGATGGAGAGGGATGCGGCTAAGCTTTTCTGGAAGCACTCCGGTAAAGATGGCGACATCGTTTTCTGGCGGCATGCCCAAGAGATTGATGACGACACGGTCCCGATAATTATCCCCGAAAGATCTGCGTACAACACCCAGCCGGTAATAAAACCAAACAAAACCCAGAAGCCAACGAACCCGAAAGACGCTGTCGGAATAAAGAAAGCTCCCATGTCCACCGTATCAGCAGCAGTACTAGCTGAGGTAGGAGTAGGGATGCTCGAAGGCGCACTGAAGTACGGTCGCCACAACTATCGCGGTGTAGGCGTAAGGGCATCTGTCTATTACGACGCCACCATCCGTCACCTGTTCAGTTGGTGGGAGGGTGAAGACATCGATCCGGACTCTCAGCTCAGCCATGTGACTAAAGCGATCTGCTCGCTGGTCGTGCTGCGTGACGCGATGATCCAAGGCAAGTGTGAGGATGATCGTCCTCCGCGCAGCGTCAACTTCTATGAGCAGCTCAACGAGCTGGCGGGGAAGAACGTCGAGATCCACGGCGACAAGAACCCACACCACTACACAATCAAGGATGAAGGGAATTGAGATGAGCGTTTACTTTGACATCTTCTCTAATTGGGGGGACGTGCAGAACAATTTTGACATGAGCGAGCCTGAGCCAGAGGTTCTATTCGCTGCGTATGAATACGAGAACTACAGCGGAGAGAGCCTCGTTATATTCAAGCGAGACAACAAGCTTTGGCTAGTAGATGGCAGTCACTGCTCTTGCTATGGCTTAGAGGAGCAGTGGGATCCGGAGGAATCGTCGCCAGAGGTTGTGCGACGCATAGTCGAGTCGGCAAATGGCGACTGGGCTTGGGAAGACGATCTCAAGGTGCGTCATAAGGACGCGCTTCGAAAGGTCTGTGATCTGTTGGAGTCGGGGTCATGAAACAGCACAAGATGGATAGCCTCATGGAGGCGGTGACCAACACGACGGTGGGGTTCTTTATCTCGCTGGTCACTTGGTACTTCGTCGCGACGGCAATGGATATCCCTGTCACATGGACACAGAACCTGATCATCACCGGCATCTTTACGGTGGTCTCTGTAGCTAGGGGCTACATTCTGCGCAGGATCTTCGATGGCCGGACGATCTGGCAAGAAATCAAATACACGTTTGAACGGGGGTAACTATGGGAAAGATGTCGAGAACCAAGGGCGCGGTGTACGAGCGCGAGCTGGTCAATGAGGCCAAGAAGTATGGCTTGTCCGCTCAGCGCGTTCCCCTGTCTGGCGCAACCAGCTATGCCAAGGGTGACGTGGAGATCACACCATCATTCAGTGACAAGCCTTGGGTGTTTGAGGCTAAGCGCAGGAAGGAGCTTCCGGCTTGGATGTTGGAGGCGTTGGGTGAGAACGCTGGCCTGATCCTTCGTGCAGACAACGAGAAGTCAGTCGCCGTCATTCCGCTTACTACATTGCTAGGCCTTATGCAGTGAAGAAGATCGGACCGAAGGCGCAGCGCCTGAAGTCGATGGTCTGGGCAGAGCAAGCAGCAAGGGGAGATACACATGAAGAAAGAATGCAGTGGATCGAGCGCAATGTGCCGGAAAACTTCCGCGCTCTGGTCAGAGATCACATGGTGGGTTGTCTTGCGGAGAGAATATTTGCGATACCAACTAAGGAAGGTCGGAGAGCGGCTATCGACGACATACCGCTTGATGCTGATCCTTACTGGTCGCGTTCACTAGTCGAGTGCTTAGTGTTATCCCTTTGGAAACAGCAGAGAAAGATGGTCAGTTGATATATGAGAACGAAACAACACTAGCTAATGAGCGAGCCGTCATCACTGTGCTGGCGGATAAGTGGGGGGTGGAGGTTGCAAAGCTTCCTCGCCGCTACTCAGCAGACTTTGCGCTGCTGCGGGGGAAGGAGATCATGTCTTGGGCAGAGCTCAAGTCGCGGGGGAATCCGATACACACGTACCCCACCTATCAAGTCTCGCTGCACAAATACATGAACCTGTTGTCGCTATCTCGAGACACGGGCATCAGATCGATGCTGATCGTGGAGTGGCAGGACTGCGTTGGTTATATCAATGTCCCAGCCCCCATCAATATCGTGTTCGGTGGAACAACCAAGCGCGGGGACTGGGAGGATAAGGAACCTATGATTGAGGTTCCGATATCAGAGTTTAAGATCATTCATAGAAAATGAAGCGAGAGACTCGACCTGCTCCCTGTAGGTCGGGTCTTCTGCCATCACGACTTCGATCCTGCGCAGGCCACTCAGAACAGTAGAGTGATCACGCTTTAAGTAGCGACCGATCTGCGTCAGTGACATACCCCGATCTCGATAGACCTTGTACAGCGCCATGCGGGGGCGCGTCATCTCAACAAAACGATTGTCGCCAATCAGATCCCTGTCGCGGATATCCCATATCCGAAGGGCTTCAGCTTTAATTTCACCTAAAAACATACTTACATCCTTGTATTGGAGGGGCCGAAGCCCCTCACTGTTGTTATAAAGACTGTGCGTCAACGATCTCGCAGGTGTTACCAACGCATGCAAGTTCGCGTGTGCCAGTCACTGTGTCGATCCCCTTCTCATAGAAGGCGAGGCCAGACCAATCAATCTCCTTTGGCATAGCAGCGAGCCGTTGCTCGTACTCAGCCTTGGTGATCGTCTCGTAAGGCATCTGCGTGTATGAGCTGTCGCCCTCGAAGTGAGGCAGGAACGACAGGCCACAGATGTCATCGAAGTGATCGAACACCCAGCCACCAACGCTAGGCCACTCTGGTTCCTTCACGCTGATGGTGCAGGACACTGCATGCTCTGACCAATGCGTGTTGTAGGTGCGGACTAGCTCGAGATGCTGCAATGCAGTCACGTCATCGCGAGTGGTAGTACCATCACCAAGCTTCACAGGAAACGCAAAGACCGTCATGCCTTGTGGCTTGGATGCGTGTGGCTCGTTAGGAATGCCAGCATCACCCATGAAGGCGGTGATTGGATCTTTGTTGTCACCAGTGACGCGCCGGATGTAGTACTGGGCATGCCCTTGGTGGATTCCGCTTGGGCTGTTCACCAACTGAGACACAGTGCCGGACGGTTTAACCGTAGTGACGGCAACAGATGGGTTGATGCCAATGTCGTGCGCCTCGAGACGGTTTGCCTTGATGGCGGACGCCTTCAGCTTCTCAAGCGCCGTGCCAAGACGATCAAGACCGTTGTCACCACGCATCAGTGCATTGTCATAGATGCCGGTGAGGGACACGCCAAGCAGGCGCTCTTCCTCTGCGTTGCGCCGCCACTCTGGCTCGATGAAGTTGAAGCGGGTGAGGGTGGACTGCCATGTGCCAAGGATCGACGCAAGGCGCACCTTTTCTTTCAGATCTCCAAGGCTATCATTCTCACGCACCACTGCCTCAGTCAAGTTGCAGAATCCGCGAGGGCGAAGCACGATCTCACCGCATGGGTTAGTGCCGAAGTCGTAGCGGTGGTCACGACGACCAAGGCGCAAGATCTTATTGATGGCTCCCTCACGATTAAAAATGCCACGCTCACCAGACCGCGAGCGGTACAGTGCAGACCACTCGTCCATGAACTGACCGACCTCTGGCTTCTCAGTGTAAGAGGCTGAGTTGTTTGCCAAGGCGAGGTATGGCTTCTCGATCCACCAGTTGCCAGACTTGGCGTCACGCATGCGCTGGTCGGACAGATTCGAAAGGCTGATCTCAGCGGAGCGGCGGACACCACCAACCACCACAATCTCACCGATCTTGCAGACGATCTCGTGTACCTCGAGACTGTTCAGCTTACGGCCAGCAGCATTACGCATGGTGCGGATCGTGAATTCGAACAAGTCGCGCAAAGGATCTGGGCCAGACGCACGGCCACCGAAGACGCGAAGACGCTCACCTGCAGGACGGATCTGACTGTAGTCCACATTAGGAATAGTGCCAGCGAATAAGCAGGTCAGTAGTGTGTGGTACGCCTCTGCCCAACCAAGTTTACTGTCGCCCACAATAATGTCGAATGCAGTGCGGTCAAAGTGCTCAGGCACAACAGGCAGCTTGCTGATCTCTTGACGCTCGACAGAGAAGCCAACGCCTGTGCCGCACATAAGAATGTACAGAGCCTCAGCGAACGCCTTGGGCCGATCTATGGGTAGGTAGCTACAGTTGTAGCCAGCAACGCTCTCGCGCTTCAGAGCCTCTCCTGCGGTCATCAGCGCACGCATGGATGGCATGACGGCGAGGCTTAGGACAGCGTCCTCGAGCTCACTGCGCAGACCAGCAGACACCTTGTGTCCGTTGTGGGTCTCGAGCTCTTCCTCGAAGAAATCAAAGTATCTCGAGACGGTTTCGTCCCAGTGTTCACGACGGCCCTTCTCGTCGATGAAGCGTGCGTAACGGGACTTGTGAATATAGGATTGGTAGTCAGTCGGTAGTTGCATTGTAATTCTCCATTACATAGGTGGAACCTCCAGCCATACGGCCAAAGCAGTGTTGCTTCAACTAATGCGTAAGCATCAGTCGAAAAAAATAGTTGTGTGTTTAGAGAGAGTTGCGGCTGTTCTTTTTATGTTTGCCGCTGATCGAAAATTGCTACGTTGCTAGACATTCACACCCTACTGTCTATGACCCCCATCACCCAAAGGTGTTTGATACTGCCGCTGTCTAGCCGTCTATCCCGCCGTAGTTGTCGAGATTGAAAGGAGCTGGGGTGGGGTAGTTCTAAAATCTAATTTCGTCTGGTGACCACTCGTAAATGTCCCAGCCAAAGTTGTCAAAGAGGAACTGGCGCAGGGTCACTGTAGGTCGCCAAGTTTAAACAGCGACACCCAGCGCCCATTAACCTTTTGCTGGGCTTCTACAGGACCGTCCTGCCCATAGACATCAACATAATGCATGATCTCTGCAGCGGCGTTGCGTCCTTCAGCCCAAGCAACTGGTTGTCCGTCTTGTAGTAGTCGGTAGCTTTCAGTCATTTGCTTTCCTTCATGTGGTCGCCACGACGGACGCTGTCTGCCAACTGGCGCTGGTTATGTTTCAAAAACCAATCTGCCGTTGCAGTGCGTTCAGTTTCAATCCCACGCCGGATGCCTTGCTCAACGAGGCGCATCCAGATCGTGTGATCCCAACCGCCGGAGCGATATAACTGCCCATCGCTGTTATCCTGATTTTCGCATTGAGCCGCGCAGATTTGACGTGCGGCGTGTGTTATTTCTTTATCGGTCATTTGCTCTGTTCCTTTGATCGCTCGTTGCGTGACTTTTCGTAAGCCCGTAACTGTTCTGAATTCAGCTTGAGTAAATGCTCTTTGGGCATTGGCGGCACATTCTTGGCGAGTAGCTCTAGGTAGTTGCTCATGCTGCACCTATGGCGACTGCGTAATCCCACTCTTCGTCCGTCATTCGAGGGGATCGACCGAAGAACGTGTCATCCTCGCGCTGCAATTCCTCAAGAGTGCCGACTGGCTCTTCGTCAAAGGCAATCATTGCCTCCAGCAATTGGATCAGTAGTTCATCGTGAACCTGTGGCTGCTCGCGGTAGGGCAGGTGTGCATGCGCGGATCTGATGTCGTTTGCAGCCTCAATTGATCTTATGGCGGCGATGACGTGGTCATTCAGTGTCACAGTCTTTCCTTTCAACGAGCCCTTCTGTCGCTCAGCGAATGTCTGCCCCGTTGCACTGCGTAGGGGCCAGACACTGTCTGATGAGATGCGCAACTTGCTTTTGTGCGGTGTTATTCTGGTAATCATTAAGCTTCCTTTCCTGCTGCTTCAATAACGAAATCGACGGCCTTAGATGCAGCCGCCGCTGCTGATACGAATTCTTTCTTGTGGTCGGACAGCGCCTTCATCCAGCCATTGAGGTACTGGGCATGATCTGGGCGAGGGGTCGCGCTGATCTCGAGGTGAGCGCACAACAGTGCAGCACCGATCTCAGCGACCAGCTCTTCACGCGCATAGCTCTCATCGCCGAAGCGTGATTTCTCGAGACGATCTAGACGTGATTGGTGTCCTGTCCAGTGCGTCAGCTCATGCGACAGGGTGCTGTAGTAGCACTCAGTTGCGCTGCTTGTCGGCGTGTCTTCGAACACATCCTTGGCTGGCATGCTGATAAAGTCTTTCATGGGGTTGTAGTACGCACGACCAGTTGACGTGTGGTGTACCTCCGCAGGGATTTGGCGGAAAAAATCCTCAGCCACCGCGATCTCTTCTGCACCTGTACCAATATCTGTACAGGTCAACAGACGGTCAGCGTAATCACCCTCGACCTGCGACACATTGAATACGTGATACTGGCGAAGGAACGGGATGGTGACCTTATCGCCCTTCTCGTTTTCCTTCTCGAGAAACTGCCAGAAGACGATGGGTGTGGACTTCTCACCCTTAATGACTTTGCAGCCCTTCTCGTTCCACTGCTTGAAGGTTCCCCAAGCAGATGTTTCGTAAGGCGACCAGAGCAGCATGAGGTGATTGATGCCGCGATAGGTCTTGTTGCTGATGATGTTGTGCGGCTGAAGCGCCTTGCCCTTGCGAGCGAATGGGTTGATCCAGTTAGCGCCATGCGTCTCCATCATCTCGAGAACCTTGGCGGTGACAGTTTCGTAAACGTCCTGTTTCATATCGAATCCTTTCTATAAATGCTCCTAGTGACGCTGGTGTTATGCGTCAATAATATAAATACATCATCGACGGATGCGCAGGATCTGCCCTACGGTTGCGTCGAGGCCTGTTTCCAGTTTGTAGTCGCTGATCGCTGTCCATCTCGCGAGTGCAGCACTGTTGGCTTTAACGTGGCGGACAGCGCTCTTGCCATCTGCCATGAGGATCACGCGCCACTGCATGGTTATGCGTAAAGGTTGGCGGCGATCACGATGATCGCGTAGATGCTGCAGCGGATTGCTAGGTGTAGTTGTCCTTCAGTCATTTTCAGTCTCCTTTGCCTGTCTCATCAGTGACGGGAGGCAACCCCGCCAGACGCCCGAAGGCGTTTCGACTACTAGCCAATGATCCCTTGATCGATCAGCGACTGAGCGGTGCGGCCAAACCAGCCTTGGAGGCGGTAGGCAAGGCCAGTGTCATGCAGGTACTGCCAAGCTTCGACGGTGCGGTGGTAGTCCGCCTCTTCGACGCCCTCAGCGATCATGACGGCGGTGTAGTCATCTAGTTTCTCTTCGGTCATTTACTTTCTCCTTTGCTGAATTCATCCTCGCTGCGGCTCCGAAGAACCGCAGTCTGGGGAAGTCAGTCGGGGTACACCTCCGACCAGATGCTGAGACATGCTGCGTTGTCGGCGTGATCCGCGATCAGTTCACTGCCGTCCTCAGCGTTGCCGTAGACCAGAAGGAAGAAACCAGCCCGTTCGCCGTCCTTGTAAAGACGGATGATGTCCTCACCAGTGGTTGCGAGGGCGGGGAGGATTTCGTTGCGGTCTTTGCTTTGCTCGACTGTCCACTCTTCGCCGTCATGGACGCTGATCACGAACCCGCGATCCAGCGCGATGCGGACCAGACGTTTTGCTACTACTGCCTCGCCCTTGGTGGCGAAGAGATCAATATCATATGCTTGTGTCATTGGTACTCTCCCTTAGAAAATTGGTTCGATCCGCTCACATGCGGGGAAGTCGCTTTCGTACTTAGCGAACAGCGGAACATCTGCGTTCTTGCAGCCATAGCCAATGTAGCGGGGCTGGACGATGATTAGGCTGGCAACGACCAGAACGGCCAAGCCAGCAAAGAATGTTTTTATTGCGTCAATCATTTCGATCTCCATTTGACCAGTCTCATCAGTGGTGGGCGGTCAGTCCCAACCAGACCCCCGAAGGGGTTTCGACTATTTGATAAAAACGGTGGAGCAAAGCTTCATCGCCCACGCGATGGCATCATCCCTGTTTAAGCGGGATTCGAAGCTGTTGCCGCCTGTGCGCTGTTGGATAATCCAGTAGCCATTATCCTGTCGCTCGACGTGAGCGCTGCCAAGCTTTCCCTTGACGATGAAGCTGTCATGGCCGCTGTCTTCCCTGACGCGAGTGACTGTGAGTTCGATGGTCTTCATGTCGTACCCTTTCAGATGTTTAGTGTGTCGGTCTGGAGAACGAAAACGACCTCTGTGTCGTTGTCCCAGTAGGTGCGGCCACCCAAAAGCTGCGGCCTTCCAGCGTAGTAGTTGCCACAGCAATCATGCTCATGCTGGCAGTATTCAGCTTCGATCCAGTAGTCCATCGCCTCCTTCACCTGTGCCTCAGTGGCATCGCGTGGCACTTTCCAAGCTGTGACCCTGTGGACGGTTTCCCCGTCGATCTCGACGCGAAGGGGGAGAGAGGCAGAGACCTGCTCAAAGCTGATCATCTCTTCTTCTTCCTCTTCTTCGCAGCCTTCGAAGCAACTGTGATAGCTGAAGCAGCGGTCGCAGAAGTGATCGGCTGCGCTCTCAGTGTGCGGTTCGAACGTGTGGTGATTTTCTCTCATGTCAGTCTCCTTAAATGACCTGTCTCATCAGCGTCCAGCGGTCAGTCTGGAACGGACCCCCGAAGGGGTTTCGACTTAGTGGTGGCGCTCGATCACCAGATCATGCTCCCAGCTCTTCAGAATCCGTTTACGCCATGCGTCCGGCTTTTCGTCTGACACGTTAACGATGAGACCAATGTGCTGGCGGATATCCTCGAGCGTGTAGGGATCATCAACGAACCCGCCGCTGTCGCTCTTCTTGACCCGCACACAACCCCGAAGGCGTTCGAACAGCGCGATCCGCTTGTAGAACTCTTTGTAGTTGCTTTCGGTGATCCGGCCCAAGCCAACGACCATCGTGAGGAAGATCAAGTTTTCGGTGGACTGCGTCAGTCGGCGCTGAGGCTCACCATCCTCTTTGTAGTGAAAGAAGCAGACTGCTTCGCTGTTCTTGATGTTCGATACGTTCCAATTCAAAGACATAAACATTCCTTTCGTATTTGGCACTAGCGCCATCCTCGCGGCGGAGTAGGAACCCCGCCGTCTGGTGGTGTTAGTAGTTGAAACCAGCGGCGTGCGCCTCAGCCAGATGGTGGTCGGCCCAGATCTCGATGTTGTCCTCGATCAGTTTCTGGAAGCGAAGCTCGATCCAGTTGACCGCTGTGTCTATGAACATGTCGCGCAAACCGTTGTTGGGGGCGTCCCATTCGATCTGATCGAGGATGTTGTCAGAGACCCAGAGGAACTTTTCGTCGCTGGCGTCCCAAAGCAGGGCGTTTTGCAGCGTGATGTGCTGAGCGGCTTCGTGTTGAAATTTGGTCCATTTGGTATTCATGTACTTTCTCCTTTGCTGAATTCATCCTCGCTGTGGACCCGTAGGCCCACAGTCTGGGGAAATCAGTAATGACCCAAGCGCTCATCCTGTTCGCGCTGCCACTCTGTGCCGCATTCACCCAGTCGCTCTTCCAAGCTTTCGGGAAGCTCTGCTTCGACCCAGTGATCAAGATCGACATAACCAGCGACCATTACCTTGGCGGCTAATTGCTGAGCGTCGAAGCGGTGGCGGAAGGCTTTGGGGTGAACGAACTCGCCGGCCCACGTTGATGTGGTCACGAAGTAATTGAAGCGGGTGTTGATGCCGTCTTCGCAGCGTTCTTCGAAGTACGGGCCTTCGGAGACCCCAACGCCGATAACTAAACTCTTCATGCTCTTTCTCCTTGCTAAAATCACCAGACGGCAGCGGACTGCGGTGTGATGATCCTAGCGGGGACAGAAGCCCCCGTAGGTCTCATGCGTTTCACGATGTCAAAGAACGGAGACGGTGGGAGCCTCGCG